GATCATAATCAGTCACCAAGAAACACATATCAATCAGCACAACAAAAACAAGCAATGGGAGTTTATGCTACGAATTATAATGAAAGAATGGATAAAACATCTTATGTTATGACATATCCTACTAGACCATTAGTAGATACACGTATTATGAATATGATTAAAATTAACGAAATTCCTTCTGGATGCAATATTAATGTTGCAATTATGACACATACAGGTTATAATCAGGAAGATTCGGTTTTGATTAATAAGGGTTCTATTGATAGGGGGTTATTTCAAATAACAATTTATCATACAGAGAAAGATGAAGACAAACAAAAAATAAACGGAGATGAGGAAATAAGATGTAAACCAGATGCAAGTAAAACAAAAGGTATGAAATTTGGAAATTATAATAAAGTAAATTCAAAAGGTGTTGTTCCTGAGAATACTTTGATTGAAAATCGTGATATAATTATTTCTAAAGTAACTCCTATAAAGGAAAACAGAAATGACCATACAAAAGTAATTAAATACGAAGATCAAAGTAAAATATATAGAACTGTAGAGGAAACATATATAGATAAAAATTATATTGACAGAAATGGTGATGGATATAGTTTCGCAAAGGTAAGATTGCGTTCTTTAAGAAAGCCAGTAATTGGTGATAAATTTTCATCAAGACATGGACAAAAAGGTACGATAGGCAACATAATTCCTGAAGAAGACATGCCATTTACATGTAACGGAATTCGTCCTGATATAATTATCAATCCTCATGCTATTCCTTCCCGTATGACTATAGGTCAATTAAAGGAGACGTTATTAGGTAAGGTTTTAGTTGAATTAGGATTATTTGGAGATGGAACAAGTTTTGGAAATATGGATATTAATATGATTTCAAAAAAATTATTAGAGTTAGGATATGAAGCACATGGTAATGAATTGATGTATAATGGATTAACTGGGGAACAAATTGAATGTAGTATATTTATGGGTCCAGTATTTTATCAGCGTTTGAAGCACATGGTAAATGATAAACAACATAGTAGATCTATAGGTCCGATGGTAAATCTAACAAGACAACCAGCTGAAGGAAGGTCGAGAGATGGAGGCTTAAGATTTGGAGAGATGGAAAAAGATGCAATGGTATCGCATGGTGCAGCTAGATTTACAAGAGGTAGAATGTATGATGCATCAGATAAATATTCGGCATTTGTTTGTAAAAGATGCGGTCTTATTGCAGCATATAATGATGAACTGCACATACATCATTGTAGAACATGTGATAATCGTGTAGATTTTGCATATGTGGAAATACCATATGCATGTAAATTATTATTCCAAGAATTAACGACAATGAATGTTGTTCCGAGAGTTATAACAGAAAATTAATATAAAATAAAATTATTAAATATTTTTACAAGTATAAAATATATCTATTTTTTATCAAATATTATAAAATATGAAATTACCTTTAATTCCAGTATCTTTTGGAGAATTAATTGATAAATTTACTATTTTACAGATTAAAAACGAAAAAATAAAGGATAATAACAAACTAGATATAATTAAAAAAGAAATAAATTATTTAGAACCAATTATTAATACATTAGATTTAGATTTAGTTATTATTAATGATTTAAAAATAATAAATGAAACTTTATGGATTCTAGAAGATAGCATAAGAGAAAAAGAAAATAAAAAAGAATTTGATAATGAATTTATAGAAATATCTAGAATGATATATAAAACAAATGATAATAGAAATAAAATAAAAGCAAATATAGATAAAATTTTTAAATCGGAAATTACGGATATAAAAAGTTATATTACATATAAATAATTATAATTAAATGAATGTTTTTATAATAACTATTCATATTCACAAGCAGGTGATATTAGAATTTTATTATCACAAAATAAATTATTTAATTTGAAACATATTTCTCATTGTCCTGAAAATTAATTATTTGGAGCAATAATTAAAAAGCTCATAATGGTCATCACGCGATGAAACGAGTTTGTAAATACATTTAAAATTTATATTATTTATAATTATATATTTTATTACATGAAATATATAAATTTTAAAAACATATATAAAAATAAAGAAGATATAAATAAAGATAGTATAAATTATTTAGTTAAACTTGCAAAAATATATAAAGTAAAGGAATTGTATCATAATGCATTAGAATGTTATAATATTATACTTAAAAAAGATTTGAATAATTATGTAATATTAAATGAAATTGGTATATGTTATTTTAAACTTAATCAGTATAAAATAGCACTTTATTATTTTGATAAAACAATAAAAATCAAAGAATTACCTGTTGTTTATAATAATATTGGAGCAGTATATGAATATTTAAAAGAATATAAAATAGCAGAATCATATTTTTTAAAAGCTTTAAAAATAGATAATAATGATAATTCAAAAAAATCATTAGGAAAAATATATTATTATTTGAAAGATTATCAAAAATCAATAAATTTTTATAGATCAATAAAAAACATTGATGCAACAGATTTAAATTATTTATCATTTAGCCATTTAGCTATTAAAGAATTTAAAATAGGTTTTAATTTATATGAATATAGATTAAAAGATAAAAATATTATAAAATTTTATAATTCAAAGGAGGATGAAGATATTATTAAAATACCTACTTGGAATGGAATAGATAAATGTAATAATTTGTTAGTTGTTCATGAACAAGGAATAGGTGATAATATACAATATTTTAGATTTATTATTGAATTAGCAGAAAAATATTCTGATTTAAAAATAACCTATTTTTGTAAAAATAATATTTCACATATTTTCAAAGAATATAAAAATATTAAAATTATAAATAGAGATAGTATCATGAATAAAGATAAAGATAAAGATAAAGATAAAGATAGTATTATAAATAAAGATAATAATATAATATTAGATTATGATTATAAAATCTATATAATGTCTTTGCCTAAAATATTAAATTTAAATATAATTTATCCAAATACTGAAGAGTATATAAATATAAAAGAGGATAAATTATTATATTGGAAAGAAGAGTTAAATAAAATGAAAAAAATTAAAGTTGGGTTTGTATATAAAGGTTCAGAAAGTATTTCTCAAATAGAAAAATATATTCCATTAAATGAATTTGAACAATTATGTGAATTAGATATAGATTTAATATGTATTCATAAAAAAGATGAAATAGATGAAATTGTTAATTTAAAAGATAAAATGCATTTTTTTGATATTGATATAAATAAATCATTTGAAGATACTATTCATATATTAAAAAATATTGATTTATTAATAACAGTAGATACGTATATAGTTCATTTAGCAGGTGTATTAAATATAAAAACATGGTTATTATTAGGATATTCTGAATGGAGGTGGTCAAATGATGAATTTAAAACTTATTGGTATGATTCTGTTGAATTAATTAGAAGAAATTCACAAGAAAAACAATTTAAAGACATAATTCCTAGAATAAAAAATAAACTAAAGGAATTATTATAAAATAATAATTATATAATAATTATATAATAATTACATAAAAATTACAAAACACTTACATAATAAATTTATAATAATTGTCTAATTTTATTAACACTTGCAGTAGTTAATGCAAAAAGTATTCCACCCCACAAAGAATCAATTAATACAGTTAACCAAGACCAATTTTTGAATAAAGATACATTAGTGGTTTCAAATACTGCATAAATAACTAAACCAAATAAAAACGCATCACTTGCACTTCTTTTAGGTTTAATAATAAAATAATTAATACCAAAAATTAAGAATATGTAGCAAATAAGTACACCTAACAAATTGATTTTTAAAGGAGAACCTTGAATAATTTCAACTTGATGATAAAAATAAGATTTAATAAGATTCAAATAAAAAAAATCAAGACTAACAAAAATAATAGAACTAATAAGAAAAATAAAATCAAACATTATATAATATATTAATATTTTATATTGTATATTTTATATTTTATATTTTATATTTTATGTTGTATATTACATAAAATTTTATTATATGAAATGGAATGTTTTTAGAAATATATTTTTTTATTCTTGTATAATATAAATGTCTAATAGTATTGGAACATCATTTTCTCCAACAGCAACAGGAACAAGTGGATGGTCAACAGGTGGTTTGGGAAGTATTGCCGCTTTTGTTCCTGGTCTTGGTCGTTCTATTTATGTAAATAATAATCCTATGTTAGGTCCGTTACTAGGTGGAGGTTTTAAAGGTAGAATGCCTCAGCCTCTTGTAGATCACGATAATTCAAATAATTTCGCACAAATTCGTTTTACATTAAGAGATGCTTTTAATACAAATGCTAGAACAGGAAGTTCTTATCCTAAAAGAATTATCACACCTTTTCGTGCAGTTAATAATGCAGGTGATTTATTAAGTCGTCAAAATTATTCTTGTGGTGGTTCTTGTCAAACATTTCAAAGTAGACCAGGTCTTAATGGTTTGAGACAAAGATTCGGTGCAACATCCGATAGTTGTAGAGCTGATATATTTTGGTCAGCAGTTCAAGTTAATCCATCAGTTCCATCTTCTACATGCAATGGTAAATTTGTTTATGATAGTTCAGATTATATAAGATTCAAGAAGAATCAAGCAGTTAATAAAACATATAATGATATTTCATTTGGTGGTAATGATTATAATACATCTCAAGTAGCACTACGTCATAGTAAAAGATATTAATTTAATATTTAGGAAATAGACAAAATTAAAAGATTATATTAGCTAGTTTATATAGTATGTCATATGATCCTGTTCCTGTTCCTTATCCTAATTATTATATAAATACAACATTCAATAATAATTTTTTATACACAAATCCAAATTATTCATATAATTGTGCAAGCAATCTTAGTCTTATTTTACAAAAAAATGTAATTTTTAATTTGCATAATATAAAAAAATAAATCATTGTTCTTTAAATGGTTTAATTAGCGCATTAGATAAAAAAAAATATTTGTCGGTATCAAATAAAAAGATATTGTAAATAAATAAAATATTATTATATAAAAATGAGTCCTGGGCTAACAAATTTTATCGTTCAAACTGATCCAAAATCTATAAATCCAGATGCAAATCCATGGGAAATAAATACTTTTATGACTACTCCATTATCCAGTATTCAAGATTATATACCATATTCATATACGTATGCAGGTGATCTTAAATATTCTTTTGGATATAATTATTTATCTGAATTAAAAAATATAAGTGCAATTAATTCATCACCCGTTTTATATGCATTAAGTGGAAAAGGTAAAACTAATGGTTGGCGTCAAATAAAAAGGTATAAAAGGTTTAGTTTTATTATACATCCCAAGCCATTACCGCGTGAAATATTTCACCCAAAAACAAAAATCATTTATTGAGTTATATTTAACAAAAATATAAGATCGTAAAATTATAAAACATACCTATGGATTTAGCTACATTAAATAAAAAATAAAATAGTATGTAAAAAAATTGAAAAATATTTACATACTAAAATTGAAATATAAGATAAATAATGTTAAAAACAAAAATTAATATTTCACCTATTTTATTAGAAATAGTTGAAGAAGATAATATGTCAATTCAATATGATATAATACGTAAACAATATAATACAGCAGAGTTTATTCCAATTAGAATAATACCAAATATAATAAAATATCATTTCCCTTCAGCACTAGAAATGCATTCATTTGATGTAAATCATATTATTTATAAGATAAAAATTTCAGATTTGTTAGTTGCAAACATAAATAATTGGGAATACAATAGGCCTCCTGATATGTCGCGTTGTCCAGATATTGCACGTCATATTTATAATTCAAAAAAGCCAATTGATACAATGTTATATTTATCTTTTAACAGTATAAAAGATGAATTTGAAGTTATAGATGGTATCCATCGTTTAACAGCTCTAAAAATAATAAAAGATGAAAATTCAAAGGATTTAGAATTATTATGTCCAGGTGATTTTGGTTCAAATAATGATGCAAATTGGTTATATGATCAATATTTAATAGTAAATATACGATTTAATTCCAATTTGGGAGAAAAAATAGATATTTTCAAAACTTTGAATAAGGCACAAGCTGTTCCAGAATTATATATAAAAGATTATGCAAGAGAAAAACGTGAAATAATAGATTCAATAGCAAATGAATGGCAAATAAAGTATAAAAAACATTTCTCATCAAGTTCAAAACCAATAACTGGAAATACAAATAGGAATATTTTTATAGAATTATTAGATAAGTTATATGACGTTTATAAAATAAACGAAACTTGTTCCAATAAATTAAGGCAAAAATTGGATGTAATAAATACACAAGTTTCATTTGATATTCCAAAAAAAGCAACAATAGATATTAGATTAAAATGCAAAGAGACGGGTTGTTATTTATTTTTGTATAAAAATGATAAATTATTAGAAAAATATATTTGATATAAAAATTTATTTGATATAAAAATTTATTTGATATAAAAAAATATTTGATATAAAAATTTTATCTATGATAAATTTATAATGGACTCAAAGAAGATACTAATGATTTTAGGTTTAATTTTTCTTTTGTATTTAATATCGCGTATAATAAGTATACATTTTGTAAAAACAATTCCTACTACCACAACAAAAGTAGTATATAGAAATCCAGTTGGAACAAATATACATGTTGTTCCTCCACCCCCACCTCCTCATCCTTATTATAATCCATATAAAGCCCAATATTATAATTCTTCAATATAATTATATTGTAAAACAACTTAAAGAGCTTTAAGTTACTTTTACAATATATTATCTAACTGACAAAAGCAAAATATATTTTCATATATTATATTAAATGACTACTCCATATGGAATAACTACATCAATTGGTTCCCAAACTTTTTCTGGTTTTGTGAATGCACCAATCATAGGGCCTTTAGACTCTAATAAATATCCTAATGCTATGCCATATCATAGTTATGGTACTTTAACCGGTCAAAGACCAACACCACCACAATTTTTTCCTATGCAAGAACCAGTATATTCTGATATGGCTATTACACCTAGAAGACAATATTTAAGAGCAACTTCTTTAAACTTTATTCAAAAGGCACAACAAGATGCTTTAGGTAAACAATCTGCACCCATAACAAAAGTATCATATTCTACTCAAAGACAATATGCTGTTTCTTCACATATGAATTATATTGAACCTATATCGGGATCAATGTATACAGATATTAAAAAGAGTGTGGCAGTTGGTAAATCAGCTTATAAAGTTGGTTTGCCACTTGATGCACCTATATCAACAAAAAATTATGATACTAGTTTTAGAAGATCCAGTTTACAAAGAGCTAGATCAGGTGGATGCACTGCACCTAAAAAGAAAGGATCAATATATAATTATAGTTTGACACAACCTGGAATTTGTGCATGGGGTGCGATTCCAAGACAAAATTATTAAACTATAAACTATTATTTTTTGTAAAAAAGAACAGCAACATAAAGCTATAATATTTTCTAAAACTATAATATAAATGAACAAGTATGTTGTTGAATTTTTAGGAACATTATTTTTAATGTTTGTAATTTTAGCAACTGGCAATTATTTGGCTATTGGTGCTGCTTTAGCGATTGATGTTTTACTAAGTAAAGATATTAGTAATGGAGGTTTTAACCCAGCTGTAGCAATTGCATTTATGTATAGCGGTTTAATACCGCGTTCAGATCTAATTCCATATATTGTAGCACAAGTAGCAGGCACTTTAGCAGCAGTTGAATTAGTCAGATTGTTAGTTAATCGTAAAGCTTAGAACTATTATATATCAAATAAAATTATTTCTAATATAATAATATAAATGGCAAAATCTAGATCAAGAAAATTACAAAGAGCAGGTGACTGGAGTAGTTGGTTTTCTAGTTTTGGTCAATCGGCCAAAAATAGTGCTAGTGGAGCAGTAAATGCATTAGAATCTGGTTTAGGAAGTGCATGGGAGGGAACAAAATCGGTTGGTAGTAGCATTGGTAGTGCTGTAGGTCTTAGTGATCAACAACCTCCTTATCAATCTCAACAAGCACCTTATCAATCTCAACAAGCACCTTATCAACCTCAACAACAAGCTCCTTATCAAATGTCACAAGGAGGAAGAAAAAGAAGACATTCTAGAAAAATGAGAGGTGGAAAGGGAGGTTTAGGTCTTACTTATTATGCTAGTCCTGTTTCAGGACTAAAAGTAGCTGAACCAACTTATTGGGAAGTGTATGGTGATGAGCATATAATGAAAGCTGGCTCAAGAAGAAGACGTAAAATGACTAAAAAATCTCGCCGTCACAGAAAACATTAATAAATAATAATTTTGTTACGATAAATGGTCACAAAATTATTGGTTTATAACATATTATTTTTAAGCATTATTTTGTATAATATATAGATACATAACGCACCAACTGAAGCAAAATATAATTGAGCTACTGGATCTCTAGGCACTTTATAATACGTATTCATATCCATATCCATATTGGAAAATGTTTCTTTACACTGAGCACCAGATACAGGATTTCGTTTGTCACTAAATATACATGGATCCATATTTTGAACATCTACAAGTGTAACAAAATGACTTTCAGTTGATCTATTATTATAAACATCTATTGTCTCCATCGCTATTTCTTGACAATCTGGCTTTGAACCTGTCAAAAATGCCTGAAACATTGTCATTGGATTAAAAGCATTTAAATTACTTATTGTACCTGGAATTAAACCTTTAAATTCACTAAAATTTACTCCCAAACCTGATGATATAAATGGAATATTTCCTGCAGGAACATTATTTATATAAATATATCTATCTACCTCTTGTTGAGTTTTCTTGTCTATACATTTTCCACCAGTTTTTAAAAAAAATTTATTACCTAAAGGTCTACCTGTTGCTGAAGCCTTAGAATTACCTGCAACTAACAATTCAACATAATTTACTAATCCATCTATATCCTTTCCTAATTGAGATAAACTACCTGAATCAGACATTCCAATTTCACTTGGTGTTTTAATATATTTATAATAAGGATAATCTGGACCTATATATTTTTCTTCTGCTGCTTTTGAATTTGATAATACTTCTTGAAATATATTGGACATATTTATATATAAATATATATTTTTTTATTGTTTTACTTTTTTATTATTATCCAATAGATGACTCTACATTTGCAGTTGTCTCTGCTTCTGTGCCTGTTATTGTAGGTGGTGTATTACCAACCAATTGTTGTGCAGCATCTGCTTGTTGTTGTACTAAAGAATCAATTTGTGTTTGCATTGAATCTATATTTTGTTGCATATCATCTACCTTTTTTTTTATACCTGTTAATTCTTCTACTCTGCCTTTTAAATAATCTATATTTCCCGCATTTTGTTGAGCTAATATTAAAGCATTATTTGGATCATTTAAATTATATGGTTTATATTCTACAGTTGTAGATGTTGCATTATCCATACCTTCTATCAAATCATTCACCATCATTCCATTTTTCTCATCAAAATATGCTAAACTTATTTGATAACTTATGAGTATTAAAAACAGTACTATTAAAATATATACTAACATTATTATTATATATTACTTTTATTTTCTTTTTATATTTATATAATGTCTACAGCTTTTTATCCAACAAATATGCGTGCAATGCCTGCTGGAGGTATCAATCATGGAAGCACAATAGAAAATATTCCTTATGTTCCTTGGAAAGGAACTGGGCTTTTTAGTAATCCTGTTGGAGTTACCCCCACACATATTAGACCTTTAACTAACAACGATCCTGGTAATGTATTCCCTACCGGTTTTGGTTTACCTAGACCAATAAAACATTACAGAAAAGGTACAGTTATTCCTATTAATTTTAATGTTATTACAATTAATCCACTAAATCCCGCTGAATATGTAGAACAAAGTTTAATTGAATATAATGTTAACAGAGCTATTAAAAGTTCCACAGGTTCGTCATTAGGAGGTGGTAATGGAGGAACTGGTCTTATTTCTCAATTAATAGATACACCAGGTAGTTTTATTGTCAAAGATAACGGAAATACTAATTCTAATTTAAATGTTGGACTAACAGAAACTAACGGTCTAGATAATTCCGGAAAAAATATTGATACAGAATGTACTAATTGTAATGGTGTTGGTATTGTTTCTAGTTGGTATCCTATTAATAATTTGACTGAAAAACCTGAACCAAATGTGACTAATCCAGTTCTTTGCTGTAATCAACAAAGAAAGGCTATCCAAAGAGTATTACCAACAAACACTAATGTGAAAAAAAATTATTATCAAACAACATACATGTATCTTTACAATCGTTGTCAAACATTTAAACAAAGAGAGTTTAATTTTATTAATGGACCAATTGATCAACAAATTTTAAATCTATTTCTTAAATATCCTTTTGTTACTGCTAAAATTATAGAATATTCTAAACCAGGAGATCCATTATCTATTTTAAATCAATATGTTGCACAATGTAATCCTAATTTTACTATTGAAAATGGTGTAGAAATAGCCTTTATCAATTCATTATCACAATCATTATTACAAGCAAATTTTATAACACCAAATGAATACCAGTCCCTTATCAATCAATCTCCATTATCTATACAAATATTTATCAATACACTTCAAAATATTTTAACAGAACAACAATACAAAATAGTAATAGAATATTTGTATCAATTAGCAGCAAATCCAT